GCACCATAGAATGCAGCAGCAGCTTTCTCATAAGACATCTTACCCAGCAGGACTTGCTCTCTGATGTTAGCAATACCGCCGCCACCTTTAGTTGCTCTAACGTATTTACCAGAAGCGATGTTCTCAGTGTTCATACGCTCACGAGAAGCAATATCAGCGTCAGTATTACGTTGAGAGTTGAGCCAATCACCTTCTTTGAGGTTACGTTGTTGGACTCTATCCGCAACCTTACTACCAGTAGCACCAGTCAGAAAGTCTAAGAGTTGTCCAGTTTCTTGAATCTTAGTAACATCCCCAGACTGAATGTTTTTCATATGGGCTTGTAGGACATTGTTACTGATCTGATTGAGTTGTTCATCAGAGTACATTGTCTTGAGCTTAGCTCTATCAGCAGCCATCTGATCTTCATTCAGGGCAGTCTTGTTGGACAAATCCAAACTAGCATTAGCGTTACTAATCCCCTTACCCTGATTACCAAGGTCTTGACCCTGATTAATCAAACCTTGATGTGCCAGCAACAGGGGATTCATCTGAGCAGACTGGTCGTTTTTCAGTTGATCTGCTTGGATAGTTTGCTCATTATTTTGATATGCCTGTTGCCTAAACTGATCGCCAAGGTCAAGCATACGTTGGCCCTGCAAGTAGGCCATTGGGTTCCAGTTCCCGTAAAGGCTATTCAAATCTGCCTGTGAGGACAGATTAGCAGAGTTCATCATAGCTTATCCTTATTGTTGGTCAAGCCAACCTAGTTGAGAGTTATCAGTAGGATACTGTGTTTGCTGTGCATTGAAGTCAGGCATGAACGCATTAGGGTCAAACTGCATACCCGGTGCTTGCCCGGTTTGGATGCTATACGGATTAGCCGTATTGCTAAACTGTGTATCCAGTCCCTGCGGAGAACCAGCATTAGGGAGTGTACCAATACTATAGTCAGGTATTGCATTGTTTGGTAGACCAGTTTCAGGACCGTTCCACAAATTACGCAAACCACTTTCAGCCCATCCAGTCAGACCAGATGTCTTAGCTACATTAAACAAACTAGCAAGTTGTTGAGCACGAATCTGTTGTTGGTTCAGTTGATTCTGTGTTTGACTTGCAGTCAATTGATTAATAGTAGCAGCGTTACGAGAAGCGCCTTCTGCCAATTTAGCTTGAAGCAATGCAGAGCGATTAGCGTACTGACTATTACGTCCAGCAGCAGCATCCTTAGCAGCAAGCTCTTTAGCATACTGTTGTGCTACAGCACCATTGGGATTGTACATATCCTGCAAATACTGGATTTGCTGGTTAATGTTACTGTTAGAACTACCTAAAGCATCGTAAGCACCATTACCACCATTAAAGGCTCCGTAAGCACCTACAAGGGAACTGAGCAGGTCATTACCACCCGTATTAGCTTTGTTTTGCGGTTGGGCAAACTTAGCAATTTGATCTAGATATGAAGCCATTATTTAGTCTTTCCAAAAATATTAGCCAGTGACCGACCAGCAAATGAACCAAGCATAGCACCGGGAGCACCTCCCTGCTGTTTACCAAGGGCGTATCCAGCAATTTGTCCAAGGTTTGCTGTTACGTTTTTACCCCTAGCAGCATCCAAGGCTGTGCCACTTGTCATAGACACCAAGGGATTAGCACCACCTCTTGATAGAGCACCAGTTAATGCACCACCATAATTTCCCTGTAGAGCTTGTCCAACAGCACCAGCATAACCTCCTGCTCCACCCATAGCTTGTGCTAGAGCTTGCTTCCAGTCACCAGTTTTATTGTAGTTCTGGTATGCTTGTATGCCAGTCATTGCCATAGAAATAGGGGCAGGTAGTGCTGCACGTACTAGAAAGTTACCAACTTTACCAATTACATTCATGGCATTATTGGCATTAATCATGTGGTCTACACTTTGGCCTTCCATGTTATTAGGATTAACTCCATACATATCTCCATAGCCTTTGCCAGAGAGTTGTCGAAGTTCTTCAATAGTAGGCTCTCTACCAAGCAATTTAGAAAGAGGAACACCCTCTAGCTTAGATTTCTCAGCTTGGACAGTAACATCATTATTATCTAACGGCTGGAAAGGTAGTTTAGGTATATTTCCAAGTTCGTCTTTAACTGTTTCTAAGTTTTGCCAGTTAATTTTTTCGTTTTGACCCAACAAGGGAGAATTAAACGTACCATAATTCATCCTGTCTAATGAAAAATCAGGAGATTTATAGATGTTGTTTAGGTAACTTTCTTGCTGACTTGGACTAAGATAAGTATTACCAAAAGAAGGGGTATTACTATTACTACTAGATGAACCTATACTAGTACCTACAGTGTAATTACCACCTGTATTTACTTTAAGGCCGGGGGTAGTATTAGGCCCACCTAAACTATAACTAGGCGGAGTCCAGTTAGAATAGTCTGTACCAGTACTAGGGCTATCAGAATCATCACTCATGTCAATGTCACCGATTTAATTGTTCCGCCATCATTAGCGTATAGTTTCAGAGTACCCCCAGAGGTATCCTTATAAATAGCCCAATTTCCAGAAGGAATATCAGTAGTAGTTGGTGCCCCTGCTTTACTTTGAATTGACATCGTAGCAGTGATTCTACCAGCTTCTGTGGCAGATACATGATAAGAACCAGTGCCTAGTACAGAAGTAAGTAGAGCGTGGGATTTGTTTTGTAGGTCAGCAAGAGAACTTCCTGCCTTATTGATTAAAGACCAGCTAACAGAGCCAGTGGTTGATAGTAGACTGTACAAAGCATTGTACCAAGCTACCCAAGCAAAGTCCCCGTTAGCCGCTCTTGTTGGAGGTGGAGGAAGTCCGCCAGACATTATTGATTTCCTTTATTAATATCAACCTCAAATGCCTCTAATCTTAGAAGATAAGGTTGGGAATAAGAAATTCTGAAGGCTCTCCGCCTAAACGCTCCTAGCTGTGTAATAGCTGGAAAATCTAAACTAAAGTCTAAATCTCTAGGAGTAGACCATGTAGTATAGTCATCATCAGACCACTCAATTTGTGCAATGTTACCTGTACCACTTGTAGTGGGCCAATCTCCAATTAAAGAGAACCTAGACATAAACTTTCGATTAAATGTATCAAAGTCGTACTTAGGGGTAACGATTTGCCTTAGAAAGTTGGTTCCATTATCACTTTGATTGTCCTCACTAATTGTGTAGACATTACCGTTAAGGGCGTCTAAGATATAAGCCATACCATTAGGGCCATCGGTAGCATGAGTACCTATAAATTGAGAAGTACCTGTTACACCAGAAGTCCACTCAAACCAAAGCTGACTATCAAAACTATAAACTAATGTAATAGAAGTTAATGTAATGATGTATAGCTTTTGACCTGCTACGCGGATACAGTGTGCCCTTGCAGTAGCAAGATTAGTCCCCTCTGCTCTAAGAATGCTTCGGATAGATGGTGTGGCTACTTCTTTTGCTTTAAAACCATTAATTGTCCAAACAGTGTGCCCACCATTTCCCGTTTCACCAATCAGGATAACTTCATCGTCTGTAGGGACTACGGAACTAGGAGAAGGAGTACCAAACTGCTGCACAGCAGAGTCATGTCGTTGTAGTGGGGTTGTAGTTCCACCAGCATCATAAAAGTATTCTACAGAACCTTGACCTACCGCATAAATGTAGTTGTTATTTTTAGTAAGGGCTACTACTTTATCAGGATACATTTCAGCGGAAATGTAATTACCAGCGGTCCAAAGAGCGGGATTATCTAGATCACTATTATAAATATCCTGTGTATCAGCCTTAGCTAGGAACAAGTATCCATCCAAAAATACAGGAAATGGACAATGGGGTGTGGGGAAATCTACGTCTGTAATTTCACTAGGAGCTACTGTGGGACTTGTAAACACATATCCTTTAGTTCCATCCACCATAACCAGCTTTACAATGCCGGTAGAGGCCACAAACTCCGTAAATCCTACATCACCTGTACTAGTGGTAAGTGTTGTGAGCAAAGTCCCATTACTGTAGACCTTGTTACCAGATACTGAAATAGCGTATCCTGTACCACTTACTACCCAGTAATAAATACCCCTAGCACGGCCAGAGGTAGTTGTATATGCAGCAGCTAGTCCGGGGCGGCTCTTTACAAAGACCCTAGTATTTTGGTCATCAGGAGACTGAAATAAATCTACTAGAACGTTACAAAGCTTTGCATCTTTATTGAGTTGTGTGCCGCTACGATGTAGTGGGTTGTACACAAAAGACATTCGCTTCGTATCGTAAGTAGAAAGATTAGGGTTTTTGCTATAGGCCACCTTAATTCTCCTCTGTATGTGTTGTTAAATAAGATACCGCACTTAGTAG